CAAACCAACATTTACACAAACAACACCAGGAGCAGCGTTTCAGTTCACAGAAACGTATCAAGGCCCTGGTTTAAGCAATCAAACAATAATTCAAAGAACGACAGAAATCAAAAGCGTGACCGACACTACAAGTATCTTTACGCAGTAATCTTAAGTTTTGCTTCCATCCTACCCACACAAAGAGTTCTTGCAGAGACTGTTGGCGGCGTTAGCGCCACTGCTGCTCCTGTTGCTAATTCCTCTGGTTCAGTCACCAACCAAGCAATCCAAGTCCTCCAAGGTCCGTACATCACCAATACCTACGGTGGTGGAATCCAATGTCAAGGACCAACTCTGAATATCACTCCATTCGTTACTGGTTCTGGTTCTATGCAGAAACCATATGAACCGTACTATATGGATCCTGTCTATGATATGAGAGACCTGAATGATGATGGGTCTTTAGATAATCCTGGTGACATTCTTTACTATGTACCCACCAGAACAGGGCAGAAAGACAACTATAATTTATCTGTGGGAGTCAGTGCTACCTGGAGCATCCCACAAGATAAAAAACTCCAAGACCAGTGTAAAGAAGCAGCAGCAACTCAAATTGAATTGCAGAAACAATTAACTGCAAATAAAAGATTAGATTTTGAGATCGCCAGACTCAAGAATTGTGGCGAGTTGAAGAAACAGGGTATCTATTTCCACCCCAAGTCTCCATATTATAAAGTGTGTGCGGATGTGGTTGTTACTAACCCTGGCGGTGTCATTCCTCCACATCAACATTCTATCCCTTCGGTTTCAGTGCCGAACGCAGTGTCTTTATCGCCTGGTTCCTCTCCCGCTGCTCAGCTTGGCGCTCCGCTACAGAAAGGACTGGGACAGACTTCCCCCTGATAGCAGCAATTTTTTTCATTACCTTCTTAACCGTTGGTTTGACAACTTTGAGAAGAAGATCTGCTAATGGTTTTGCTGCGAGTGCAGATGCTGTAGCAACAACTGCAATACCACCAGTAGTTACAACAGATCCAGTACTAGGAAGACCAGCAATAATTTGCTCTGGGATAGGCACTGATTGTGTATCCTGAACACACACATTGCCAACTAACCGATATCCAGTAACTTTCTTTCTGAACCCCTCAATGTATGTGCCGACAGGTTCCTTCGCTGCCTGTGCTGGTGTGGGACAATCTACCTTAGCAGTAACAGGAGTTTTAGGTATTGGTAGGTCAGGTGCTTCTGGAGCCTTGGGTTGCTTTGTATCTACCTTTGGTTTTTGTGTCGGTAGAATTTGATTGGGTTCAAACTCTATTGGATTAAATGATGGCACACTCCCATCGCAATAAGTCTTAGCACCCCTTGGATCATCCTGGGCAAGTTGTGGATTACCATCAGGATGCGCTTCAACACATCCAGGAAGATCTACAATAGGTGTACCAATCTGTAATGTTACTGCTGGAGCAACAGGAAGTGATTGTGTAGGATACATCAAATAATCAGGGACTGAAGGTATATCCAGTTCCCTGATTTGTATCTCACGAATTTCGGGCATCAGTCATCATTTGTGAACAGATTCAAAAATCCACTCCAAAGATGAAAGAAGAAAACATATAAAAAGAACTTTCCTTCAGCATCTCTGGACTTTCTTCTTCTAGCAACAGTCATGGTATAATCTCATTTATTAATACTATGTATCACAGACCAGGTATAGCAGGTTTTGAATTCATGACACCACCAGTTGCAGATGGCATCTTGGGCATGGCACCTTGAATCATACCAGGAAGGGCCTCAGTTACTGATGCAGTAACTTGTTTGATTGCTTGTTCTTTTGCACTTTCAATTAGTGCATCCTTATTGAGATACACATAAGCACCTGCACCAACGACGGCAGCAGATACTCCGAATGAAGCAAGTGCAAGTAGATTAATTAGTTTTTGCATTGGATTACTCCACTAAAGTTCCATGTGCTCTACGAATTTCACGTAGTTCTTCAAAGTCTTTTTGCTTGGTTCCACCATCGTATGCCCAAGCATATCCCTCTGTAATCATTTGCTCATTGAGGGAGAGTTCGGCGTCTCCGATGTAGAGCCACCCGAGAAGACGCCCATATTTACCCATACCGCCAACAAGTTCAGTCCTAATAATGAGATCATCGTCACCAGAGATAGCACCTTCAAGCTTGTCCTCAAGCCAGTTGGTGGCATCGTATCCCAGTGCCTTCTCTTCAAGGTCACGTGTTCGTTTTTCTGGCGTATCGACTCCTGCCACTCGAACCCTTTCTTTTTTATAAAGGTCAAACCCAAGGTCAATCGTGACATCAATAGTATCTCCATCCAAAACTCTATTAATCTCCACTACTCGGAAATTGTAGCAGGACTTCCTGCTTGGTGGTGTCATTGCTCCCATTACTTTTTCTTACCTCCATTCTTAGCCTTTTTCGCTGTTGCGTTGCCCTGGTTCTGCTTCTTGTTGTTTGCAGTCCCCTTCTTGCCCTTGTTCGGACTCTTGGACATCTTCTTCTAGTTCCTTGTATGATAGGCGCAAAATATATATGACACAATATAGCGTAAATGCGAGTCCGCAACATAAAAGAATAATTACAGACCACACTGGATCGTTTAGATTTTCATTCGGTCTCAGAATTAATTCCATTTAAGTAATCCTTTTCCATTTGATAAGGAACAACTTTTCCAGTCTTAAGTTCCCATGCACTAATCAAATCAGGTATCAACCATTTATCTATGCGAGAGCAGTGTTCCCAATTAGCAGGAACAGTAGTACAAGGAATAACTACAGTAGACCAAAAAGCAGTAACATAATTTAGAATTGTAATCATCAATGTTCATCTCCACTAGTCACAGTCCTTCATCATCGTAGCGACTTCACCACCTATCTCAGCACCAGTGTTTCCACCAAACATTGCTACCCATCCCGCTGCCAACCAACCAATATAAGGAATATTAGCAAACATTGGGGCAGCAGAAGCACCAATACTAGTTCCAACCAATCTACCTGCATTTTCGCCACCACCTTCCGCCTTGATACACTCTATCTTTTTCGCAGTCAACTTTCCCAACTCACCTCCTTGGAGATGAGTCGCTCCATCCATAGTGTACTGTTCCTGTTGGACTATCTTAGTATCTCCACCGATACCGAAGAAACCATTCTTCTTCACAACAACTTTATCCTTACCCATTACCTGTGGAGCATTGGAGCGGTATTGGATACGATAACCACCTTCATACGCTTCTACCTGATAGGCAGTGTAGTCACCTACGGGTAAATTGATAATGGGTACTTGATTCCTGTTCATCAGGTGACCAACAACACCAATATGAGCAACACCAAAAAGAGTCCCAACCCCAAGTGCAAACCACTTGAAGAGGGACTTTTGGGGTCTATTTACAATTACTTGTGGTTCTTCAGAACCAGACTTCTTCTTGAACATACATCATACCGTTGGCATAATAGGTGGTTCGCCATCTTTTTTAGGTGCAGCAGTTGCAATTTGAATTGGTGCCTGTTCAATACGAATCGTTTGAGCAGGTGCTGTCTGTGCTGCTGCGGCAATGAGTTTGTCAAGATCTGCCTTAGTGATGCCACCACCAGCAGCACCCATCTTCATTGTTCCATCACCAGACTTCTTAGCAGTCTGAACTCCGAAGGTAGCTAAGACTCCAGTGAAAACAGATGCAATGAAAGTGGGATCAAGTTTCTGTTCGGGAATACCAAAAGCGGCAGGAAGTTTAATATAAGCAAGAGTCAAGATGCCACCAGACCAAACAAGAATACCAAGACGAACCATGGTACTGATTGCTTCCAATTGACTTTCATGATCAGTTGCAGCATCTTTCAGTTTACCCACAAAACCTTTTTTCTTTTCTTCCTCTTTAGGAGTTTCCTTTACCTGTTCAGACATTTGATCAGAAGCAATGCATTGCTATTTAGTCAAATATCCCTCTTCACGCAACCACTTCTCAGTCAATGGTGTTGGTTTATAGACTTCCCACATACGACCATTAGCACATGCTTTGAGTGCTGCTGCTGTCATGCCTTCAGTCTTACCTGCCCACTTTGCTTCTGATTCAAATGGTACAGCAGATTTGGGATATGTCTTCTCTACAATATCACGCCAGATAGGCGGCACCATTTCTTCTGGATGAATGAGAGCAATCATAGAATTCTTGATAGTACCTGCCATACAATCCTGTGCAGAGTGCCATCCCTCATGTCTCATCACAGTCATAAGAACGTGAGGACGATGCATAAAAGCATCATTCAGATAAAAGTTATTAGATACTGTATGATAAACTCCACGATGTCCAGGGGGAAAATACTTTTCGTGCCCTAGAAAAACCATAACTCCGATCTTATCAAGGGATACCAACATCGAGTCAAACTCGTCAGCAACAAGATCAAAATTAGAATTAGGAAACTCTTTACGAATATCGTCGATACTCTTGATTCGTCGGACATCTTTGGTGCATTCTCGTGTAATCATGCAACCCAAAGAGTCCATTGTGTAGAATCCTTTAGTAATTTTTCCCTCAGCAAAAACTGGAGAACTGAATGAAGCTGCCGCAAATAAAGCGGTAATAATTCTTTTCA